ATAATGCAGCCCTTGTACAGTACTACTGCTTTCTATTCGTATTCGCACACTCTTCAGGGTTGATGTCATGACAGAGAAAATTGTCAACATGTTTGAGGAGAAACAAAAGCGTGCTTCCATCTTCTCTCTTGAACAAGCTTCTGCTGATGTAGCTGCCTATGAGGCTGTTGTGAACAAAAGTATTCTTGAGTTCTCAAGTTACGGAGTATTTGAGAAACAGGAGTTGTACACGACATTGGCTAAATTCAATGTGGAATTATTGCAGAAATTACTAGCGATTAAGAAGGAGAATAGTTTTGATTGATTGGAAAGCAGAAGCATTAAAAATGAAATCTGAAGGCTATTCAAGTCGTCACATTGGTAAAGTCTTAGGTAAGGGTAAATCAACAATTAATGACTGGATTATGAAGGCTAATAAGCTTAATGAGGTCTATAAAACCTTCAAAACATATGACAATCTGACCGCTCAAGTTAAAGGACCAAAGATTCTTTTCATCGACATTGAAACTCGACCAATCCTTGCACATGTATGGCGACTGTTTGATCAGAATGTGGGTCTGAATCAAATCCAAGAGGACTGGTGCATTCTGTCTTATTGTGCTAAATGGAAGGGGAGTGATGATGTAGTATATGAGGATTTGCAAGATGCCCCAGACTTTGAAGATGACAGTCGTCTGCTTGGTAATCTGTGGAAGCTCCTGAATGAGGCTGATATTGTTGTAGGTCAGAATAGTAAGCGGTTTGATGTGAAGAAGATCAACGCTCGCCTTGTCTTGAATGGTTATCCAAAACCAAGCACATTCCGACAGATTGATACATTGAACATTGCTAAGGCTCAGTTTGGTTTTACAAGCAACAAGCTTCAGTACATGACAGATCAACTCTGCACTAAGTATAAAAAGCTTGAGCATGGTAAGTTTGCTGGTCACTTGCTTTGGTCTGAGTGTATGAAGAACAACCCAGAAGCTTGGGCTGAAATGAAGCTTTATAACACCAACGATGTGTTGTCTTTGGAAGAGCTTTATGATATTCTCAGTAGCTGGGATAACACACTACCAAACTTTGATGTCTATGTTGATGAGATTTTGGATATGAGTGTTTGGGAAGAGGATGGCTTTCATTACTCCAACCTTGGTAAATACAAACGCTATCGCAATAAAATCACTGGTGTTCAGCGTAGGAGTCGTGTAAACTTGCTTCCCAAGGAGAAACGTGATTCTCTGTTGTCAAACATCACAAGCTAAAGGAGAAAACAATGGAAAGTGTGATTAAACCAGATTATGACTACAGCAGCCTAGAAATAGGCGACGTGGTTCTCGTAGCTCTCGGGGGCTATGGCCTTGTATGGGAAGACAAAGGGAAGTATGTTGAAATCGTCGGTAAAGGTGATTACTTTGGACGGGAGGGCGTGCGTGTAAAACCTTACCAGTGTAAACTTGAAACTCTGAAAGATGGCAGTGGAGGGATGGGTGTTGGTGGTGTAATTGGCTACGAAACTTTTGGGGACAATCCTCTTGTACTTCTGAACACTGGAGATGAGATTGCATCAACCTTCAACCCTTCCCTTGAAACACGTAAGAATGACAAGACTCAAATGGAGCTAGTGGACACAGGTTTCCCTAATGCCCTGCTCATGCTTGGTGAAGTTATGACATGGGCAGCTAAGAACAAAGGGTATCAACCTAATGATTGGAAAGATATTCCGAACCCTCAAATGAGTTTGCTTGGTGCTGCTAGTCGTCACCGTAATAAACGTCTGAAAGGTGAAGAGTTTGATGATGAGAGTGGTCTTCCACATTTGGCTCATGAAGCGTTTAATGTGATGGCTCAACTTGAATTGTTAATTATGGGTAAGTTGTGATGAAACCCCAGCTTGCAGTGGATTGTGATAACACTGTAGTTTTCATGGACTGGGAAAAGTGGTGTAGAGAGCAGGATGAATTGTTTAAGTATGACAGACTAGACTACTGGCGTTCATCCACTCTCTATGATAATCTACAGCCAATGCACGGAGCTGTTGAAACTCTTGAGGCGTTATCTGAACACTTTGATATTGTGTTTGTGTCACGCCTGAAAGGTGATCATCACCGCTCGAAAGTGTATTTCTTGAAGAAATGGTTTCCTTTCATGAGGGGCTTTGTTGGAACCCACGAGAAGTGGTTGCTTGCTGGTAGCTTCTGTGCTTTAATTGATGATGACTGGAATAACTTATCTAAGTTTCCAGAAGGAAAGAGAGTGTTGTTTGGTAGCAGTAATATTGAAGCAGATCATTGCTTCTGGTTCTGGGCACAAGATGTTGTAGATAAATTGTGTGAGATGTACTTACAGGGAGATACATATGAAGAGAGAAATTAGTATCAACAAAGACTCTATCTCAAAAGCAGCACGTTGGGTTGTTTGTAAGTAATGTATAAAGGTCAAAATATTGGTAAAGTATATGACTGTGTAGGTGGGCGAGCTACAGTGATATCTTATCTTAAAAAGAACAGCGTTGTGGTTGAATTTGAGTGTGGAACACAAGTAACATCCACTATAACATCACTGATCAGAGGTAAAACCAGAAATCCTAATAGTCCGTCGCTTCTCGGGGTTGGATTTATCGGTGTTGGTAAGTTCTCCTCTGTAGACACAGTTATTTATAATGTGTGGTGCAATATGCTAAAACGGTGCTATGACAGAAATAACAGGTATTATTCTTGTTATGGTGGCGATGGTGTCTATGTAGCAGACTCATGGCATAATTTTCAAAACTTCGCTGATTGGTATGATTCTCAAGACAAGGAGGAAGGTTGGCAACTAGACAAAGACTTATTAGTATTGGGTAACAAAGTCTATTCCAAGGAACACTGCCTATTGATTCCAAGAGGATTGAACATGTTGATTCAGAAGAGGAAGGTTGGTGTTTGTCAGTTGCCTGGAGTTACCAAACACGGTGATAGATACAGAGCACAAATCAGTACTGAGAAGTGGGAAAAGGGTTCAGAGTACTTAGGCATCTTCGTGACACCAGAGTTGGCACATAAAACGTACATTGATAAAAAGAAAGAAATTGTCATAGAAAAGGCAATGGAGTGGGAAGGGCGTATATCTGATAGAGTATTGCAGGCTCTTTTAGACTACGGTAGAAATCTAAAGTATGATTGGGAGAAATAATGAAACAATTGGTGGAGCTGTACAAACGAGTTATTGATTGGAATACTAAAGCTGGTGTAAAAGATTATAAGTATGATACGCTAGATTGGCACAGGGCTGTTGAGCTACAAACCCGACTTCTGGTGGAGGAGGCAACAGAGGCTATGGAAGCTGCTGCATACGGGGACATGAAAGAGCTTTTGGATGGGGCTGTTGACTCTTTTGTAATTCTAGTTAAACTGATTGATATGCTTGAGAAAGCAGAGTTTGATTTTGTTGAGGCTTGTAATGAAGTGATGGGAAACAATGATTCTAAAATCTTTAGCTCATACTATGAAGCTGTAGAAGCTAAAGAACAGCTTGAAGAACGTGATGATCAAGAGTATAGTATTGAGACAGCAATTTACGATGGTCTACCTTACTACTCTGTACGTCGATTTGACGGCAAGATTATGAAATCAGTTGACTTTGTTGCTGTAGAGTTAGAGAGGTTTGTTCCGAAATGATCCTAAAACTTGTATCGGACAAGCTAAGTGTCTCTGTAATCTTTAGCACTTACCATTATCAAATGGGCACCATCCTGAATATTGCTAAGGACTATGAGGCGCGGGTCTTTATTCTGGATGATACAGGTAGGATTGCAGACGAGGTGGACTTGATAAGTATGGTAAATAGGGGGAGTTATGCAAGTAATTTATGAGGATAGTGTTTTGTCTAAAATTTACAGCACAGTTGAAGATGCTAGAGGTTCTGGGAGAAAGATTAAGAAAATCTCTCTCAGCACGAATGAAATGGACGAACTTTGTGTAGAATTAGGTGGTCAGCGAGCAGGTAAATTTGACTACAGGATTCTACCACTTGAAGGTTTTCTTGTAGTAGAGACCATGGACATATGATTCAGGGTTATGTTCCAACAAACAAAGAAAAACTTGATTGGCGACTTGAAATCAAAACAAAGAAAGAGTATGATCTAGCTGTTGGGTCAGGTATTGGTTGGGTGTTGTTTCCAACCTTACCTTTGTCATGGTCAGAAGCAGAGAAAGAAATCCTTGCTTATCAAGCTAAAGTAGAATATTGTAGAAAGACTAGAGATAGTAATTTTGAGGCATCATGTAAATTGGAGGGAATTGAATGAGTGTAAGTGCTAAAGTAGTTTGTGATAGTAAGTATCGTGATACACGACTTATTACACTGGAAATTGAGATGCACCGATTCATTCTGGCAGAGAATAATACACACAAGGCTCAGAGTCGTAATATTCAAAGTAGTCGTGCTATTCCAATCTTGCGTCAGTTGGAACAGATTGCAAATGATCCTGCAATGCCTGTATACTACGGTAAAGATCAAGCTGGTATGACTGCTGGTGAAGAGTTAGAAGGGCGTGACCTTGAACTTGTACAGATGATCATTCTTGGTATGCGTGATGCCTGCCTGAATGGTGTTAAACAGCTACAGAAACTCGGTCTACATAAACAAGTGAGTAATCGCTATGTTGAACCTTGGATGTGGACTAAAGGTGTTGTAACAGCTACAGAACGTGACTGGAAAGCAATGTCCAAGCTTCGTCGGCACTATGCAGCACAACCAGAGATTAAAGCTTTATTTGATAGGATTTGCAAGGCTATCGAAGATAGTAGCCCAGAAATGCTTAAACCGGGACAGTGGCACCTGCCTTACGTACACACTTATTTTGAAGATGGCAAGCAGCGTTTTACTTCACAAGCAGATGAGAAAGAAGTAAGCTTGATGACTGCTGTTAAGATTAGCTCAAGCTGCGTGGCACAAGTATCTTATCGTAAACTAGATGATTCTCTTGATAAAGCCATGAAGGTCTATGATATGCTTAACTTGCCTGTTAATGGTGTTTACCCAGATGACCCTCCACACTTTAGTCCAACAGAACATATTGCTAAAGCTGGTGACTGTGATGTACAATTGAGCGGTAACTTTCACACAGAAGATTTTATTCAGTATCGTAAGGTGCTTGAGTTGGGTATTGAAAGTAAAGTAATTGGAGGATAAATGAAAACATTTTCATGGCAGGAACGGGAAGATTATCAAATTAGCAGTTGGTTGAATGATTTGTTGAATGTGATCAAACAGCGAGGCTTTATTCTAGATAAGAATAGTGCTATGATGATCTTCTTAGAGAACAGTAATGAGTTTCTTGAGGACTATTGTAATGGGTTGTCTCCGATGGAATCTTTTCTAGATTATGAGGGTGAAGAATGAAAGAGGTAATTCTGTACATGTTGATTACAGTCAGTAATGGTAGTTACAACGCAGGCGCAGTCACACACATTGCTGACTTTATCTCTAAGGAGAGTTGTAAAGCAGCGGCTATTCAGATTTCATCAAATACTCGCATGTCAGACACTAAAACCAAATGTATCCAAGCGACTGTCTTGATTAAGGAATAATATGAATAACAAAGACAATGATTACACAGATGACTTTAACCAATACCTATCATTTTTGGATTTGGAGCGTGACCCGGAATGGAACACTGCTTGGCGTGCTCAAGATGAAGCTAAAGTAGAAGAATTGCTTTATAAGTATGGAGCAGACGTAAAATTTGGTTGGGAGGTAGAGGTTTGCTTGCACCGACCGCGCTGTTCTAATCAGGCGGACTATGGCCCTAAGATTAACTTCGTGCAACGTACAGATAAAGAGTGGTTGCCATACTTGAGTACAGAAGATATGATTGCTAATACCACTGACTCTTATATGAAAGCAGATTTGATGGTGATGAGTCGTCGTAGCAACTTTAGTGGTGACTTGATTGATAAATATGGTGAAGAGGGGGATGAAGTTGTATGCTGAAAAGTGTAATTAAATATGATGGAAGTGTGGAAGAGTTTTGTGCAGGTAAGCTGAATAAGTGGGCACAGTATGCCACTAAGACTGGTGGGGACTGGTCAGAGATTGCGCTTGCTACATACAAGCGGCTGCCAGAGGTTGCCAAAGCTTCAGACATCCACCAGATGATGATTAACGTCTGTCTTGATAAAGAAGAAATTAGCTACTCGCGTATTGCAGCACGACTAGAACAAGCCAGTCTCCGTAAGAATATGGAACGTCTGCTGGGGGTAGGTGACCGCAACAGTTTTAAAGACATCTATTTTGCAATGCTTGATAAAGGTGTTTGGGACAAGGGCACGATGCCTGCTTACAATCCTTTGTGGGAGAGTTGGTATGAGGAGATTTACCCAAACCGTCTTGAGTATTGGCAGATTGTACAGTGGGGAGATAAGTACGCTATCCGTAAAGAAGGTGTTCCGGTAGAGACGCCCCATATCGGTTGCATGGGTATTGGTCTTGGTCTGCATGGTGACACGCAGGATGCCTTTGATCTTGCTAAAGCTTTGGTAGAAGGTAAAGTGAACCTTCCGACGCCTGCCCTCAACGGCATTCGTAATGGTGACTTTGATACAATCAGTTGCTGTATCATTACGGGTGGTGACACAGTAGATAGTATTGGTGTTGCAGAGCACATTGCCTACAAAATGACAGCCAAGAAAGCAGGCATTGGTATTGAGTTTGACACACGGTCTAAAGGCTCCCCCGTTAAGGGTGGCGTTGTAGATCACTTGGGTAAGCACAGCATTTACGCAACACTTGACAAAGCTGTGAAGATGTTCACTCAGGTGTCTCGTGGGGGTAGTGCAACAGTGACCTTCAAGTGTATTGACCCTGAGGTTGAGAGCATTGTAATGTGGAAGACTCAACGAGTAGACATTGAAACCCGTCTGGATAAGATGGACTATAGCTTTGCCTATAATGATGCTTTTCTACAGGCTGTTGTGAATAACGAAGACTGGTATCTATTTGATCTGGTTGAAGCTCCAGAGGTTCATGAGGCTTTCTATGTATTGAAAGCTGTCGAGTATAACGAGGTTGTCAGTCAAGCCATTGATGCAGGTAAGAAGTTTAAGAAGCTTAAAGCACGAGACTTGTTGAAAAGTGTGTTGATCGCTCGTAATGAGACAGGGCGGGTTTACTCTATTAACGTAACCCGTGTAAACGAACATACGGCATTTACTGATGTTGTGCGCCTAAGTAATTTATGCCAGGAAGTGACGCTACCAACAAAAGCTTATAAGAATATGCAAGACTTGTATGGTGATGAGTCTGAAGGTCAAACAGCATTTTGTACCTTGGCTGCTATTAATGTTGCTAAAGTTTCTTTTACAGAGTACGAGCATATTGCAAGTGTCGCACTGAAAGCAGTAGACTTGATGATTGACAAGGCCCCGATGATGACAACTTCTATGAAGAACAGCATCATGCGTCGTCGCAGTGCAGGTGTTGGTATCACAGGCTTAGCATCTGCTTTGTATAAAAACGGTTTGGATTATGATGGCAGTGAAGAGTCTTTCAGTTTCGTAAGCAAGCTTGCAGAACACCACTATTTTTACTTGCTGAAAGCTTCACAGCAACTCAGTAAAGAAAGTGGATATGCTGTAGAAGGTATTAAGAAAGATTGGTTGCCAATTGATACAAGCTACAATAAAGATTACACTAGCACACTTGATTGGGAGGCATTGCGTGGTAAGGATCGGAAGCATTCTGTTCTGGTTGCCCACATGCCAACAGAATCTAGTGCCTTGTTCTGTGATGCGCCTAACAGCTTGTATCCGATTCGTCAACCAGTGATTAATAAGAAGTCTCGAAAGGGTGTTATCCAATACATCTGTAAGGAGTGGACAAAAGGCAATTTGTTGGCTTGGGATGTTGACAACACAACACTGGCCAAGTATTATTCACGGGTTCAAGACTTCTCTGATCAAGCTATTAGTGCAGACTATTACTTTGATCCTAGTAAGTATGAGGATGAGAAGAAGCCGCTTAGTGAGTTGATGAAAGAGTGGGTTGCGCAAGCCAAGCTTGGTAACAAGACTCAGTATTATATGAACACCCGTGACTATAATGGTGGTGGGATTCAAGAGTTGCTAGGAACAAGCGTAGAAGAGGAAGCTTGCGAAAGTTGTAAGCTTTAACGATCAGAGGGGCTGGCTTACAGCCCCCTTTTATAGGAGAATAGAATGTCCGTATTTAACGCAAGTAATAAAGGTTTCGAAACAAACAAGTACCCGCTGTTTCTGGGAGAGGACTTGGGGTTGTTCGACACAATCAATGTGACTTACCCAGAATTGGAGGATTTGTATCAGAAACAAGTAAGTCAGATTTGGAATGAGAATGAAATCTCTCTTAACCAAGATAAACAAGACATGATTAACGCCCCTGCTGATGTCGTTGACCTAATGGTGAAGACCATCTCATGGCAGTTCTTGGCCGACTCTGTGGCGTCTAAGTCCATTGCAGGACTCCTGATGCGTCATGTCACCAACTCTGAGTTGGAGGGGATGATCAACGCTTGGAGCTTCTTTGAAACAATCCACGCCCGGACTTACAGCCACATTGTAAAGCAAACAGTTATCAACCCTAACCAAGTGTTGCGAGACACCTATAACAATATCGACATTGTATCTCGCAGTGAGGCTATCGTTAAGGCGTTCAACCAACTTGAATCTCTTCCTGTAGATGCCTCTGTTGAGGATAAGCGGAAGGCTATTGCTCTAGCATTCACGGCTCTGTTTGCGTTGGAAGCTATTGCGTTTATGAGTAGTTTTGCTGTGACTTTTGCAATTGCTGAAACGGGCATCTTTCAAGGGATTGGCTCTTTGGTCACACTCATTGCCCGTGATGAGGTGTTGCACACCCGGATGGACTACGCTATTCTTAACATTTTGAAGCAAAGCCCTGAATGGCTAGAGACTTTCAAGCTTCTCAGCAGCGAGATTAAGGGTGTCTTGGATGCCATCACTAATCAAGAGTTGAAGAATGCAAAGTACCTCTTCAGCGAAGGTCGTCAAGTGATTGGTCTTACTGCTGAGCTGCTTCAAGAGTATACGCTGTACATGGCTAAGCCCCTGTATGATGCTTTGGGTATTCCGTTTGACTTCCAAGAGATTGAGAAGAACCCCTGCTCTTATATGGATAAGTATATTGATAGCTCAAAGATGCAGGTTGCCCCACAAGAAATTCAATTGACAGCTTATAAAGTGGGTTCTGTGAAAGATGATACTGATGAACTGAACCTGGAATTTGATCTGTAAGGGGGTAGGTAATGTATATTGTGTACGGCAAAGAGAGTTGTAGTTTCTGCGTTCAAGCTGTAGAGTTGTTGAAGGTCAACAACAAGGAGTTTACCTACAAAAGCCTTGATGTAGACTTCACCCGCGACGAGCTGTTTGAGGCCCTTAGTGCATTTGGTGTTACTCCACGGTCAATGCCACAGGTGGTGGTTGACGGAGAGTACATCGGGGGCTTTACGGAGTTGAGGAAACACTTGACACACCCATAAGCAGCACCTAAACTAGCTCCTACAGGCACAGGCATTTAGTCTTTGTTTGATAGGAGCTTTTTCTATTTGGAGGAAATAAAATGAAGACCAAATTCGTACATGGGATAGGGGTCAATGACTCTACCTATGCTGTAACAGTAAAGGAGTATCTTGGGCACTTTAATGGTAAAGCACGACAAAGGCTTATATGGATGTGCCCTTTCTACTCTACTTGGAGTGGAATGATATCGCGATGCTACAGTAAAGATACGCTGAAGAGGTCTCCTTCTTATGAAGGTTGTACAACTTGCGAGGAATGGAAGTACTTCTCTAACTTTAAAGCTTGGATGGAGACGCAAGATTGGGAGGGTAAGCAGCTAGACAAGGATTTACTTGTAAGAGGGAACAGACTGTATGGTCCTGAGACTTGTATATTTGTAACTGCTACTGTAAACTCCTTTATCAATGAGGCACAAGCAGGTAGAGGTGACTACCTCATAGGTGTCAGTTTAGACAGTGGTACTGGTAAGTTTAGGGCCAGTTGCTCACATCCTCTGAAAACCAAATCCAGGTATATAGGTCTTTTTACTTCTGAAATTGAGGCTCACCAAGCTTGGCTTAAGAGGAAGTTAGAAATAGCTTATGAGATTTCTGCTTTACAAGATAACCCTATGATCTCTAAAGCTCTCATAGAGAGGTATAGTAACTATGTTTCAGTTGAGTGACTACACTCCTTACACTGGAAAGCTGACAAACGGTAGTGAAATAGTCCTTGCTTGGAGTCGTAAATCAGGTTATCATTTTCTCCAAGCCGGATACTGTATCGGTGATGTTAAAATTATAGGTGTAAAAGAGGAGAAGAAAGATGCGTAAACATAAGGGTAAGTGGATTGTTAATGTAAAGGACACCTATCATCTAGGCGAGATTGACAGTGCTGTGCTAGCCTATATCCAGAAGCTCTACGACACTATCAAAGACCGCGAGACTATCGGTATTCCGATGGCTTACGTGGAAAAGCAAGCAACCATTCAGGGGTTGGATGATAAATACTCAGATGATGTTGACTTGGATGCTGCTCATCAACTACGCTTGCGTGACTTGGAAGAATTGATTTGGGTTTATACTGACAACGAGCCTAAGATTCAAGATTACGACTTCCACATGGATTTTGTATTTGGGGAAAAGAAAGAAGGCTCTATGACCGTCCCGTGTGAAATCATCTGCACCAATGATGCTGAACGTGATCGTTACCATGAAGATGAGAAAGTATATTGGGAACGTAAGTTGAAAGGCTATGAGCTAGCCGGTAAGCTATGGCGTGAGCTTCAGTGGTAATCTAATCAAACTAAAGGAGAAGAAAGATGGAAATTGATATTCGTGAAGAGAGTAGTACAACAGTTCAGATTATTCGTGTAGCTGACAAGGATACATGCTACGTCACTGCTGACACCATTAAGAGGGCTGACACTCCACACGTAGGCTGCTACATTGAGGATTCTGCGGATGGTGGAAGTGTTCTTGGTGTGTTTAGTGAAGAACACGCATTGAACTTGATTAGTGGGTTGAAGAAAGCAATTGACCTTGGTTGGTTTGAATAAGGAGAAACATCATGAAAGTTACACAGCAGTCAGAACCTAAGTTCATTCCCGTTGTTATTACACTTGAAACACAGGAAGAAGTGGATATTCTTACTTCTTTGGTAGGGGCTGTCACTGGTAACGGCCCCGTCAGAAAGTGTGTAGGAGATATATACTTTGCTCTTGAAAGATATTCCAGCCACATTGATGAGAGGGTTGATATATACTTCACCGGCACAATTTCAGCCAAGCCCATTAAACCATAGGCAAAAGAAAGCCCCGGACGAACCTAATGGCTCTCCGGGGCTAGTTGTTTCTAAGGTAAGGCAGTGCATGGACACTAACCTCTGAGAGACGGGAGTCTTTAGACTCCTTCTACTTATTAATAGTGTTGGTGTTGGTGTTAATGTTATTCACTCTTGGTGCTGATTTACTTCTAGCTTCTACAGCAGCCATTCTACTCTCAAGGACATAGATACGACTGTTAAGACCACCTTGGTAAGCATCCATTGTTCCAGCTACACGGTTGATCTTATCTTCCAGATAAACTACGTTGCTGAACATTGAGTCCTGCATCTCTTTCTTAGCAGCTACAACAGAGGATGTGTTAGTGTTATTATCCCATCTGTCGTAGATTAGTATTGCAGCCAAAAGAAGGAATGTAGCATTAACTGTTGTTTGGATCACCTGTGCAAGCATATTACTTTTCCTTCTTTCCATGAATTATTTTTCTTTGCTTTGCATCTTGATAAGTAAGTCCAACTTACTATTCAAGTCTGTTCGCATAGCTGAAATCTGATTGTCTACGTGTAAACGCACACCATCAATACTTTTGCTGATACGATCTTCCAGTACACGAGCTTTAGCTTCTGTGAAGCTCTCTGCTTGAAGGTTGTACACCCTATCCTCAAGCTTCCCCAAGCTACTCCACTGCCAACTGACAATGAGGAAGAGAGCACTAATAGCCACCTTCTCTAGTACATTGACCAGCCTCGTGTTCTCTTTTGTTTCATCACTTGCCATAAACTTTCATCACCCCTTCTCTGTATTTTCTTTGTTTAATAAGAAGAAGTCTGTACTGCCCAATGCAAGATGTATTGGAGACATAACCTGAAGCTAAGGAGCGTATGGTATAACCAGCACCTTTAGGCTCACAGGGATCAACCAATAAGCTTTCAGGGATTGGTACATTCACTTCCTTTACTTCTGTTACAACTTTCGTTGAGCAAGCTGACGAGAGTGCTAGGGAGCACACCATCAAGAGAGACAACATTGCTTGTTTTATTGACATTCTGAGCACCATTTGGGGTGTTTAGGAGTACCGTAGGTACGACTACCATTTTATCAATAGCGTTCAAATCAGTCTCAGTTTTCCCCACAATCTCTTGCTGTTCTGTTTGATTCTCAGCAGCTATCTTGTCTTGTAATGTACAGGCTGCACCCTTACGTTCAAGAGATAAGGCCATAAACTTGTTAGAGACAATAGCTACTTCCAATTGACTTTCAGCTACAGCTTTGTCAGAGTGGAAAGAGTAGGATAGATAACCAAATAAACCATTGAGAGAAAGAGAAACGAATAAAGCTAACAGTAAAGGTTTAATCATCTACATCATCCTCAATGGATTGATCAATAAATCTGCCTACTAACCCAAACAACCCAAAACTGATTGCTAAAACAGCAAGAACAGGCAGGGCAATCTCAGAGGATAGCACCCCTAAAACAGATAGCCCTGATATACTCAGGGCTATTAGGAAGTTACCAAGCATTGACAGAAAGCTGTAGCTTTTAAGAATTTTCTTTTTGTCTTTTAGTAGCTTCATAACCTGTTCCTACGCAAGTCCCCATGACCCTATTGCAGTCAATCTTGCATCACGTGTCGCAGCGGTCTGCGAAGCGTTAGCAGTGAAAAAGAAAGTGGACGAGCTGACGCTAGCTGTAGATTCAACGATCCCAAGGGCGGAAGCGTTGGTAGGAATACCCGTCACCTCGGGTTCTGTAGCAAACTGTACGTCAAAAGTCCACACTACACCACCAGAGCGGAAACCACCGAGAAACGCGGTGTCGATAGCTGTAGCCGCTATGGTCAGCTTATGGGTGCAAATCATTGTTCCATCTTCGAGCTTGCGGAATTTACCATTCGCGCTTGATCCTTTTTGCTGGTAGAGGCGAATCCGAGTTGCTGCAAGTGTTGCTCCGCTTCTAGCAATAGGAACAAAAGAAGCAGCAACAGCTTGACGTGGATGTGTAGTCTCTACGACAAGCGGCTCAATGCCTGCACCAGCCTTGGTGTAGCTCAGGAAGCTAGTCAATCCAGAAGTAACACCACTCAACTCAAAATCATCAAGGAACCACGAACTAGCCTGCCCCGAGTTATCATAAGCATTAATGACAGTAGTAACAGAAGCATTTAAGGGTACAACTAACCCCCGAACAATCACCTTATAAGGTTTGCTAATATTTGCAGTCAATGAGGAGCTGAGGTTTGATACAATAGAAGTAGGGGTAGAGCCTGCCCCAAGGAAAACCGTACAATTGATAAATTGCAAATCACCACCAACCAACTCATGATAACCAAGAGGTGATTGAACGGTGCTCGGTTCAGACCAGATTCTACAATCTATGGCAGATGGGTTCTCACCAGCCAATCCGATACGACCGTAAATCTCGCAATTACGGTACACAGAATCAGCTGTATTACCGTGGAAGTCGGCACAGTAAACCCCAGAAGCGGGGTCATTACGAAGTACAGAATCCTCAATGCCGATGAAACGGCACGGAACAGCACCCGGCTCTGCGTCACCGCCAGTTGTAACAGCGTGACGGCCACCGAAGGCATCAATACCTGTAATCTTTACACGCTCTGAGTTGATTACGTTAATGCCGTAGCCGAGGCCCATCCCCGAGAAGAATGGTAGATCAAACTGACCACCTTCAATCAGCACGTTATAACTCTTATCAATAGCCAAGGCAGAACCAGCAGCCGAGGTGCCAAGTGTGTTACGAATGCTCTTACAGGCAATGCGCCCGCCGTCTGCATACTTGACGCGCAGGGTGTAGACGTTGCCGCCTGTAAAGGAAACACCCTCGATAACTACGGTGATCGGCGTCAGCTTATAAATCTTGTCGGTTACGGCACCAGTGTACGCGGTGACAAGGTTGCTCTGTGTATTAACAACAGACCCGGCGACACTCGCAACGCGGATAAACTCGCCGTCATAATACTCAGGACGATGCGGGGAGAAACTGGACGCGACCGTGTTTTGCAGAATCAGCAAGTCGTTGCGCGCCAAGCCGGTTACGGAGCTGGCAGTGAACTGATCGTCACCAAGTGCAGCAACTGCCGAGATATTGCCGACGAGCGACATAGAACCTTGGAAAGTTGTGAAAGCATTGACCCCATGGAAGGTGCAATTGCCGAAAATGCTAACACTACCGTTTACCACAATATTAGAGGTGTAGCGGTATGTATTACCTGTGAAGTCGACAATTGCCGCTCCGGTAGCCACTGCCTCAACGTACATGGAGTTTAATGCTGCGGTGTCATCTGCAACATCATCGCCAACAGCGCCGAACATAATAGGGCTGATAAAAGACAGACCACCAACCAACTTGGCACCATCTGGTGCAGCAAGATCACTTCTCAACGCATCTGTGTAGGCAGAAGCTTCAGCGGATGCAACATCTAAGTTTGCATTACTGGCAAAAAACCCCTCTGGACGAAATGCAGCTGTCCCCAGTGATGAAACTGTCAATTCAACCGCATCTATACGGCTGTCAATTTGAGCTGGAGTATCCACTTGAACAAGTGTCGAACCGTTAAATTGAAAACTTTGACCTGTCGTGCGGAGTGCCAGTATAAACCATTTCGGTACAGGTGTCGAAAAATATGTATTTCCTACAGCAAAATACAGTCGGCTATCTGTAGTAAGGTAATATGCTTGTCCAGACACAGCGGCTGGTAACGAGTTTACAATGCCATCTATGTTACGGTCGAACATGAAAGAGAATTTTAACAGGTTTTGATCCATCCCTGTATTCCAACCACCCTCTCCAAAGTTCCATCCATAGGCTCCTTCCAGCCAAGGAGATAGTTGTTGTGCCATACTTAATATCCTATTGCATAAATATCGGGAAGTAGAGGTTCGGTCCAGCTGCTTACAAATGATTGCGCTTGAACTGTCACTGATGTAGCATCAAATGACCTTACAACAAACCACGCATTTTGTGCATCTTCAAAATTGGTCAGTCGAGGGGTCACCATAACTTTAAAGCAGGCATTTGGGAAGGGAGTGGGAAAAGTAATTACCTGAATCACTTGGGAGGTTACACCAACGCCAGTTTTCCATTGATCAATCTTGCCTCCGGGAAGCTTTTGAAATCCTGTTGCACCAAGGATTTGATTATTACCCTCAAAAGCTTCATCTAATCTGAGCGGTGTTAGCAGTGTGCTATTACTTGTCCACTGTTGTGACTGAAGTGTTGATGCGACAGTGGTTTTATTATCCACTTCAGTCTTAGTATAAGTCTCAGCTTTAGAATAAACACTCAGATTTGTGCGAAATGTAACAGCATTAGGGATGTCAGAACCGTTAGATGCTTTTGCAAGAAAGGTGCCATCTGCTTCAGCTTTGGTATAAAAGTCCCCAGCAGAAGCGAATGCCACAATCCAGTAAGTGTTAGTTACATCAGTTTCAGGGTTCTGGTTAGTATGAGTTTGAACACAACGGTAGACTGTACCATTGATTACTCCTTGAACATAACTCTTATCTTCTTGGTATTCTGTAGTATTGTCCCAAACAGCCACACCATGTTGGTTGATGTGTGCAATAGCAGAATCTTGTCGATTGTCTAGGTAGTTGAACCATTGACGAGGAGGAATCTCAACTTGCCAACCAGTTGCATACTTAGTATCGCCGGGGTTTAGAACGTCACCACCTGAAGCCCATGTAAGACTCAGGTTGGAGGGTTTTAGAATTTCAGCCATGTATTTTAATCCTTAGAAATTAGTTTGTTTGGTTAGCCCGGACAAGCAAAGATTCTTTTCTTCTTCACGTCTGTTCACAAGACCTTTGAGTTTTTTACCTTTAGCAAAAACCCAGTTTGTTAGTTGGTTACAAGCTTCCACTCTTTTTTCTTTGTTTAAGAGCTTCAGTAATGTTGAAGACTTGAAGTTACCAACCCCAACATTGTATGAAAAGGAGAGGTATGCAGCATGCTCTTGATCAGACACAGGTACTTTAATATACTTCATCATCTCCTTGTCATGCTTTGATAAGTCTTCAGCTAGTTGGTCAAGGCATTGAGCTTCTGTGAACTTCTGATTAAGTTTTAGCTCTTTACCCGTATGCCCATAACATGAAGTTAGAATACCAACTGGGTCGATATAGGTTCCCAGCACTAACCCTTCATGTTTAGCAACAAACATCCCTGTTGTTGCAAGAGCAGAAGATAAGCCTAGAGCTAGGAGTTTATTCTTAACTGACATACCCTCTCCTAAAGAAGTGTTGCGAATTGACCACCACCGGCTTGAGAGAAGTCAGAAGC